GCCGCAGGATTTGATTTAATACACATTGATGTTAGCCGTATCAAAGATAATCAACTACATCATGCAAAAAGTTTAATTGAGTATGCATTAAACTTGAATCCTGATATTATGCTGGAATTTGGCAGTGAGGATAACACGGGTATAGATGTTGATAGCAGTCTAGCTAGAATAGATCTACAACTGGAATTTCTAAATCCCTACAAAAACAACGTTAAATTCTTTGTAACACAAACCGGCAGTCTAACCAAAGACGGGCAAGCTGGCACATTTGATGTTGCACGTAATCGAGTAATCGGCGAACAAATACGTGCCGCAGGCTTTTTATTCAAAGAACATAATGCCGACTACTTTACTGCTGATGATATACAAAAAAGAATAGATGCCGATGTTGATAGTTTAAATATTGCGCCGCAGTTAGGCAAAGTACAAACAGACCTGTTAAAAAAGTTTGCACCCAAGGAACTATGGTCTAGATTTGCAGACTACGTATACAGTAAAAATTATTGGCAACGATGGGTTGCATCCGGAGTCACTGATTTGGACATTGCAGTCAGTGTNGGTGGACATTATTGTTTTAACAGTGATGAATACAGAGATATCATCGCAGCCATAGATGCTAAAAAGTTTAATTCAGAATTAGAAAAAACAATTACATCATTGCTGGATCGTTATAAAACATTTGATCACGAGAATCCCGAAGTACAATTTCAAATCAAACTCAAGAAACGTTTAGAAGAACTACGTCGACGAGATCCATTTATATACCGATGAACATTTGGGGAATTAGTGCCAACAGTCATGACGCCGCAGTCAGTGTTTGGCATGATAAACAATTACAATTTGCGGCACACAGTGAAAGATATTCTGGCATTAAGAATGACGGAGATCTTTGTTCGGGTATTATATTAGATGCCGAACAATACGGTAAGCCAGATTTAATTGTTTGGTATGAAAATCCTGTGTTAAAAACAGCCCGACAATTCCAAGCTGGCCAGGGCAACCGTACAGTGGAAAATGANGTAAAATCATATCTAGCAAAATACAACTTAAACCAACCTTTGGTAATAGGTGAACATCATAAGAGCCATGCTGCCGCTGGTTATTATACTAGTGGACTAGCAGATGCCACTGTGGTAGTAATTGACAGTATAGGTGAGTTCGAAACACTCACAGTTTGGCAAGGCACTGGCAATGAATTAAAGAAAGTATATGCACAGGGATATCCAGATAGTCTGGGACTATGGTTCAGTGCTATGACACAGCGCATTGGATTAAAGCCCAACGAAGAAGAATATATTCTCATGGGCATGGCTGCTTATGGTGACGCCAACAAATATAAAGCAGACATATACAATGATTTCTTTGCTGTTATAAACGGACCCGAAGTCAAATTTAAACGTAACCTGCATCGTGGTTGTCCTGACTGGAGACTAGATTTATTGAAAGAACAAGATACATTTGATATTGCTGCCGCAACTCAACAAGTGTATACTGAAATATTACAAGGTATTAGTTCATGGGCAAGAGCAAATCTCCCCAGTAAGAACATTGTACTAATGGGTGGCTGTGCTCTTAATTGTGTGGCCAACAGTGAAATCACCGGCGATTGGGACCGTGTATGGATCATGCCAAACCCTGGGGATGCTGGCAGTAGTGTTGGCTCAGTTGCTGCCTTTTTTGGCGAACAGGTTACGTGGCCAGGAGCATATCTTGGCACAAACATGGGAAAGGAATATCCAGTTGATGAAACTATTAGTATACTTACAAGAGATAAAATTGTGGGGGTGGCTAGCGGCAAGGCTGAGTTCGGACCACGTGCTCTTGGGCACCGAAGCCTACTGGCGGATCCTAGAGGCTCCGAAATCAAAGACACAGTCAACGCAATCAAGCGAAGACAGCAATTCAGACCATTCGCACCAGCAATCTTAGAAGAACATGTACACGAATACTTTGACATGCCCGCAAATATAACAGCCAGCCCATTCATGCAATTCGTTGCCAAATGCACCAAGCCAGAAGAGTTCCCTGCTATTATACACAAAGATGGAACAAGCCGTGTGCAAACTGTGAGTAAAAATGACAGTCCTGGATTTAGAAAGCTATTAGAAGATTGGTATAGTTTAACCGGATGCCCGATGTTACTTAATACCAGTTTAAATATCAAAGGCCAGCCCATGGTTAACAATATTGAACATGCCCAAGACTTCTATTTAAAGTACAATGTTCCTGTAGTAACGTGAGTAAAAATATTAAATACTAGTATAATGCTAGATGTTTTTTTCCTCAGTTATAACGAACCGTACGCAGATGAAAACTACGCCAGACTCCGAGAGCTAGTACCCAATGCTAGACGAGTTAATGGTGTAAAAGGTTTTGCGGCAGCACATCAAGAATGTGCTCGTCGAAGTTTCACCAATAATTTTTATGTAGTCGATAGTGACGCAATTATTGTCGATGACTTTGATTTCTCTTTTACACCCAGCAAATATAATACATGGTGGTATAAGCCAGAATGCGATTATATATGTGTATGGTCAAGTATAAATCCAATAAATGACTTGATTTATGGTCACGGAGGTGTTAAAATACTACCTAAGCAACCCTTGATGTGCGAAGATAAAGATGTCATTGATTTCACAACGGGGTTTGGATTAAGTACTAAAGTATTTGACGAAGTTAGTAATATCACTGCATTTAACTACGACGAGTTCAGCACATTTCGAAGCGCATATAGAGAATGTGCAAAACTGTCAGCCAACTTGACCAATAAAGATTTAGTAAATAAGTTGGACGTTGAAACAATTACTAGATTACGCAACGAAGCAGAACATAGACTACACGTCTGGACTACAGTGGGCGTGGGAAGAAGATTTGGCGAGCAATCTATAATAGGAGCTCAGCAGGGTAAAAAATATGGTCTACAATATCAAGACGATGATGTAGCTTTAAAGATGATCAATGATTACGAATGGATGAAAAATGAGTTTAATAAATTCTTTAGAAAGTAAAAACAATAATATATTAAAACTAAAAGATATACCAGTTATATTTCTTAGTTTTGATGAACCCAATGCCGATGAAAATTTTAATTTTTTAAAAGACAATCATCCTAATCCCAAATTGGTAAAACGTGTGCATGGCGTAAAAGGCTTTGATGCCGCACATAAAAAAGCCGCAGAAGAAGCTGGCAGCAAACGCTTTTTTACTGTAGATGCAGATTGCAGAGTAGACGCAGAAATATGGAAAAAAAGCATTGAAATTACCAATGACATCAAACATGCAACATTGAGCTGGAGCAGTAGGAACATTGTCAATGGTTTAGTCTACGGCAACGGTGGCGTTAAATTATGGTATGCGGAACATGTTAATAATATGAAAAGCCATGAAGCCGCAAGAAAAGGCGATAATACTCATAACGTAGATTTCTGTTGGGATCCTGAACAATACAAACAAATGAATAACACATATGGCATTGTACATAACAATGCAAGTTTTAAGCAAGCATTCAGGGCAGGTTTTCGAGAAGGCGTTAAAATGGGACTGGATCAAGGTTTTAAAGTTAGACCAGAAGATTTTAAACATAAAATGTACCCTGCAAACTTTGCACGTTGGATGATATGGATGACAGTGGGTCGAGATGTTGAAAATGGCGACTGGGTTATCTACGGCTCAAGACTAGGGGCTTATATGTTNTATGTNGAAAATTTTGATCATAGTGTAATTTCAGACTATGCATGGTTTGATAAATTTTGGGATGAACAACTTATGAAGTTAGGACAAGGCGAATTTATCAATGATCATAGTCATAAACTAATGTTAGACTTGACACATAAACTGGGATTACCCTTAGTCGAATTAGATGCTAATCAAAGCGTTTGGTTTAAACACGTTCATTTTAGTCCCACAAAAGGACAGGGATGGCCGTCATTATTAAATCAAAGTGCATTGCCGTTGTATGGATTTGAGTTACCTAAATACTAATATGACACCAGTTTACTTTTTATACACAGATGAAGCAAATCTAAACGAAAATTGGGAACGTTTACAGACCAAGACTACAGATGCAGTTGCAGTTGCAGCCGTGGGCAATATATTCGAAAGTCACAAACATATTTCAAGTTTGTGCGAAAGCGATAGATTTTATGTAGTGGATGCTGATTCCTGGATAGTTGATAGTTTTAACTTTGATAAAAATATTGAACTAACGTCAAAAAGTGTAGCGGTATTTCGCAGTAAGAATCCCATCAATGGATTGATTTACGGGCACGGCGGAATCAAACTATTCAGTAAAGATTGTTTTAGTGCAGAACGATTAGATCGGCCTGACATGACTACTACACTGGCAGATAGTTATATTAAAGTAAATGTTCTTGCCACGGAACACAGATTTAATTACAGTCCATATGCCACTTGGAGAACAGCATTTCGTGAAGCAGTTAAACTAAGTGCTGGCATTAATAAAAATAACAATGACCAAGAAAGCCAGGAACGTTTGACAATGTGGTGCGAAGCTGGCCTTGAAGTAGAGCATGGCTATTTTGCTGTACACGGCGCACGGCAAGGTGTTGCTTATGCTAAATCAAAGAACTGCGACTTTACACTGGTCAATGATTTTAAATGGTTAAAAAATAAATTTATAGACTGGACTGACTGTAATGGATAATGATAATTTAACATGGTTATTTGGCATTGAAAAGTTTTTTAACTTTATCAATGAATACGAAAAAAAGAAATTTATCAGGAATATTATCAATATGAAATATTCCGAAGCTAATTCTAAACCATGGCCATTGAAAGATTTAATTTCTTCGGACTATGAGCTATATCCTGAATCATATAGAAGTGATCGTTTAAATTTTTATGCAAACATCTGTGCTGAAGATAAATTGGTTACCAAAGAATTGATTTATATTATGAATTCAATATGGCCCAATGATTCTGTACTTCAAAAGTTACATAAAATAACATTGTTAAATGACAGTATACTTGCAACTATTTTTAGTAAAAGTCAAATACTCAGCAAATTATGGATGGCAGAAACACTGAGTAAACACAATACGTCATTTAACAATATTTTGTTAATCGGCGGCTGGCTGACTCATCATAGCCTATTCTTAAAAGACATAAATTATAAACATTTGTATAGTATCGATCCAGATGCCAGTATGAATCCTTTGATTAATATTATGAATCCAAATGCATTTATCTGTAATAAAAATATGGAACATTGTTTTGATGTAAACAACGATATCATCTTTAATGACAGTATAATTAATCCAGACTTAGTTATTAACACTAGTGCAGAACACATGGATAATACTTGGTTCGAAAAGTTAAAGCCAGGTACCACAGTATTATTACAATCTAACAGCAGTCCGGATTATCAACACATAAATTACTGTCAAGACTTTGGTGTGTTTTTAAAAAAATATCCAGTAACTACATTGTATTTTAGGGGAGAAACTGTTCTCCCTAGTTACAAACGCTATATGTTATACGGAGTTAAATGATGTATAAAGCTGATGAAATTACCACCGTTCATTTAGAAGTCACTGAACGCTGTAATGCCAGCTGTCCCCAGTGTGCCCGTAACATCAACGGAGGCGAAGTAAATCCTCAGTTACACAATGCTGAATTAAGTTTAGATGATGTCCGAACGATTCTCAAGCCTGAATTTATCAAGCAATTGAAACGATTATACATGTGCGGCAACTATGGCGATCCCATTAGCGCCAGCGATACCTTGGAAATATTTGAATACATTCGCAGTCACAATGCTAAAATGCAACTNAGCTTTCATACAAATGCCAGTGCTAAGACTCCTGAATGGTGGAGCAAGTTGCCAGCAGCCATGGGTAAAAGTCACTATGTTGTATTCAGTGTAGACGGTTTAGAGGATACCAATCATTTGTANCGTCAAGGCACTGTATGGAAAAAGATCATGGAAAATGCTCGAGCTTTTATACAAGCTGGAGGCCGAGCACGTTGGGACTNCATTGTGTTTGGACACAATGAACATCAAGTAGAAGAAGCTAGAGCATTAGCTGAAAGTATGGGCTTTGAAAAGTTTAATGTTAAAAAGTCCAATAGATTCTTTAGCAATACTCGCGGCGCAGTAAAAGCGGATCACCAAGCAGGCAACCGTAAAGGCAGTACTACTCAAATGTTAAGTATGCCGACTAACCCAGAATATCAAAATGCCGCACTAAAACAATTAGAAAGCCTAAGCAAAGACAAAGGCAAAATTAAAATGGATTTCATATCAACTGTTGCCGAGCTAGAAGGTAAGATAAGTGCTCAAAAGTTTAACTTAGATCCCGATAAGAAAAAAGACATGGAAAAGTACTGGGACAGTGTGGAAGTTAAATGTAAAGTTGCAGAAGAGAAAAGTATTTACATCACAGCAGAAGGATATTTACAACCATGTTGCTGGACCGCGGGACAAATGTATGTTTGGTACTGGAAAGAACGTGGCGGACAGATATGGGACGCAATTGACGAGGTTGGGTTAGACGGTTTAGATCTGCGATTACACAACTTAAATGATGTTATCAATGGTAAATATATGCAAGAAACAATACCTAATAGCTGGAATAAACCTAGCTGTGCAGAAGGCAAGCTGGCAGTATGTGCTAAGACATGCGGTACTAAGTATGATGCATTCAGTGAACAATTTAAATAAAGGAAAAATCATGACACCAATTGAATATAATGAGTTTTTAAAAACAAGACGCACATCGAAAGTTTTTACAGATCAAAAACTAACAAAAGAACAACGACAAATGCTAATCGATGCAGTGAATTATGCGCCAGCGCAGAACTCAAATAGAAATTTTATACCAATCCTTGTTGAAAAGCAGGAACATAAAGAATGGTTGCAGGACAATATATTTTTTATGGTGTCTAAATACAGCGAGTCGTTGGGTAAAATAATGCCAACAGAATATCAACTAGGTATATCGACAGCACCTGCTGTAGTAATATATTTAGAAGCGAACGCCTCTCTTCCTATCGTCAATCATCTCAGTCATTTAGATGCAGATGGAACTTTTTTAAAAGAACCTGATTTGGGGGATAGATACATAAGAAATATTAACATAGGAATGAACATGGCATTTCTAGCCCAACAAGCATATCTGCTTGGATTGGATGTTGGATTCAATGGTTGTACTAGAGGTGTTAGGAACGTCATGGAAACACCTGAATTGAAAGCCCATTTGCATTCTATATATAATGAATTTGGAATTACTGACGAAATGGCAAATAAACACCATATGGCACCAGGTTACGCAGTATGTATAGGAAAAGCCAAGCCTGTTGCCAATCCTTTGACCAGAGCCACTAAAGAAGACGTAAACGGATTTGTTTACAAAGATGGCTATTATACAAACATTAAAAAACATAAATTAGATCCTTTAGAAAATATCAGAACAATAGATGAATAAATATTTTTGAAATTTATGAATTTTGACCCTTTGCGCTTAGAATTGGAAATAACCAGCAAGTGTACACTATTTTGTCCAGAATGTCCGCGGACTAGAGATCCGGATGAAAAGAAAAACAAATGGAAATACGGCGAACTAGACATTGCTGTCATTGAAAAAATGATGCAGGTGCCAAGTATTAAGTCAGTTATATTTTCCGGAGGATATGGTGATCCTATATATCATACAAAATTTGCTGAAATAATCAAACTTGTAAAAAAGGCTGACAAGCAAATAACTGTGAACACCAATGGTAGTTATAGAAATGCCGCTTGGTGGACGACGTTGGCTCCTTTGTTCGAAAAGGGAGACATGTTTGTCTTCAGTATAGATGGCTTGCCTGGCAAAGATTTATACAGGGTGAATTCGGAATGGTCCAGCATTGAAACAGGTATTAAAATTATGACTTCTCTGTCACTGGCTGATATACAATGGAAATGGATAATTTTTAAATACAATGAAAATGATGGCATAGAAGGATACAAATTAAGTCGACAGCTGGGCGTGGGCGAATTTCGAGTAGTTAGCAGTGGAAGAGAGTATCCCCCAGGATACAAACCCGACAGAAGTTTGGAAGAAGTAATTTCGGAATTAAATAATTACGTACATGAAGAAGGACAAAATGCAACTAGATCCAGAATGCTATAAGACTAAAAATATTTTCTTTGTACGAGCAAGTGGTACATACTCTCCTTGTTGTTATACTACTACTAATGGTGAATTAGAAAAATTTCTAGGCGAAGAGTTGTATGCCCAACTAAATTTAAATAATTATTCCTACGAAGAAATAACGAACTCACAGGCCTGGGCAAATATAAGAACAATGGTTCAATCAGATAATCCATTGCCAATTTGCAGATTGTTATGCACCAAGAGGGAACCAGGCAATGAAAGAATAGAGATGCTTAATCATAAAACAGCGTGTTTAAATAATATTATGAAACCATTTGATGAAGATTTAAAGTTATATGCATACAAAAAATATGATATCAATGATCTAAGTTTACGTGTAAACGATAACTTTGTGTTAACTTACCGATTAACGCACGACGAGATAAAACAAATGTTTGCAGGTGCTAATACCAGGGAAGGTATTAATTTGCAGTTGAAATGCGGTATAAAAATGTATGTTGTTATTAAACGCAATATATCAGCTGTGCGTTTTACAATTAACACACACGGCGGCAACTTTAATTTGCGCTTTACAATAGAGACATTCGAAAGACTAATATCAAATTATAAATTTCAAATGGAAAACGCTGTCAAGTGGGACGACTATGACCCAAGGTAAAGATATCATTTATGTTAATGGGGATAGCTTCACAGAAGGATGTGATCTAGCAGATCATTTATATCCATTTTTTAAACAATATTACAGTTTACAGGAAATAACAAGCGCAGATTCTGATATCATTCGAGCCAATCAAATATCTGCGCTCGATCAAAAATGCAATTTCAATAAACATATCGACGATAAACTGTTAGCTAAAGAAATAGCACAGTTTGAAGTTAATAATAGATGGTCTAATAAACTCAGTGAACAATTAGGTAAACCGGTTCATAATCTAAGTAGTCACGGCGGCAGTAGCATGTGTGCTATAATTCACAGGACCTTGGCAGATTTACATAGATTGCAAAAACAAGGTTATAATATAACAGATATACTAATTCAAGTAACATCACCAGCTAGATACAGTTTTTTTAAAGAAACACATTACTGGGAAGAACCACAGCGTTATAACGGAAATGATTATTACTACCATATAAAAAGTATTAATCCGATATCGGATGCAGATGTAATCGGCGATCTTAACAACAACGAACATTATGAAATGTCAGTATATCGTTGGTTATATAATATGTATATGTTTAAACATGCAATATCATCAATTACCAGTGCTAGATTAATTTTAGTAGACAGTGCATGTTATCCTAACTCTATTTTTGGCATGAAACCTTTTGAATTATTACACCCTGATTGGCTAACTAAAAATAAAGATGACTATTTGCTGGATTTTAAAAAACAATTGGATGATGAAATTAAATTAAGTATGTTGGATTGCATAGATTTAAATGAACCAGCAACTGTTACAGCGGGCCTACATTTTACCGCTAAAATACATGACAGGTTTGCTAAAAAAATCTCAGAAAGGTATTTTTGATGAGCGCAGTAATTTACGTAAACGGATGTAGTTTTACCAACGGAGTAGACATAGCCGATTACATTTTGGACGGATATCCAGAAGAGTTATCATTCAATGACGTTAAACATTGTTTCAACAACAATTCGGCTGGAGATAAAGTAATGGAATATTTAAATTGGAGAAATTTAAAATATTCAGAAATAGTTCCAGGCACCACTGAATTAAATTTTGCAGGCAAAGCTAGTAGATTAATGGAACAATTAAATTGGGCAGCATTGCTGGGCAACATCACCGACACTACAATTATCAATAAATCTGCACCAGGNAGNGATAACCATGGCATTTATTTAAGAACATGNAATGACATATATAATCTAAGAAAACAAGGAATAGATGTTAAAAAAGTAATAATTCAGTTCACATGTAGAACAAGACATGCTTATATAAAAGAATTTAGGTATGATTCCTACGACACATACAGACCTGCTTATTTGGATCATAATAAATTAGATAATGAATTTTTTGTTAGGTCTTTAAATCAAGGAAGTAGTTTAGTTGATAACTATTCTGTAGCTGAAAAGTTTTTCCTATCAACAGATAATCGTCAAGCATTAGAACTTGACATGTGGGCAAGTTCTAGACTATTGAATTATTTGTCAACGGTGAATATGTATAAAAATGCAATACAAGGAGCATTGGGTATAGAAGTAATAATGGTTGATTCTTTATTTTTTGAAATAGAATATACTACAGTCAATGAAGGATGTAACGATGTCCAACAGACTATGGATATTGATAATCCAAATCCTGAAACATATTTAGGCAGAACGATATTATCATTGTTTCCCAAGGGCATAGACTCCATGGCAAGAATGATGGATAAAGATCATAAATCATTTACTTCTGGATTTCACTTTAACAAAGAAGTACATGAGAAGTTTGCAAAACATTTAGCAAAGAAATATTTCAATGGATAAAACATTTTGTGTTATACCTTGGGTGCAAATGGCAGCAAAGCCCATTGGCACTGCCAGGGTTTGTTGCTTGATGACCAATAGTAAAGACAGTCAACAAGGCACAATAAGAGATGATAATGGTAAGCCCTACAATCTCGGCCGCGATGACTTTGACGTTATTAAAAATGGCGACAAAGCTAGAGAAATAAGATTGGCCATGCTTGCTGATCAGCGTCACAGCGACTGTAATACCTGCTGGGTCAAAGAAGACATGGGTGCAAGCAGTCGTAGAACTGTGAGTAATAAGATGTATGATGGCGAGTTTGATGTAGACATTGCTAGACAGCATACAGATGAACACGGTAACACAGATTGGCAACCTAGTTACTGGGATTTACGTTTTGGTAACTTGTGCAATTTAAAATGTGTCATGTGTCATCCTGCCAGTAGCAGTCAGTGGTATGAAGATTATGTTTTACTTAATGGTACAACCAAGTTCACTGACAGTGGAACAAAGATCAATTTAAAAGATGTTGATGGTAGATATAGGGATGCCGGTGAATATGATTGGTGGGATAACCCAGAGTTTTGGACCAAATTAGAAGCAAAGATTCCGTATTTGAAGCAAGTATATCTTGTGGGCGGCGAACCCATGCTGATCGAACCCCATTATGATTTCTTGCAAAAAGTTATTGACAGTGGCAGAGCCGGCGAAGTTACTTTGGAATATGATACAAATTTAACTGCTATACACAAACGTGCCTTGAATTTGTGGAAACATTTTAAAAAGGTGTGGCTACGTATTAGTATAGATGATTTTGGTGATCAGTTTGAATATATTCGTTTCCCCGCCACATGGCAGCAAATAAGTAAGAATGTAAACACATTAAGTAAAGAAATGTCTAACATCAAAATGGATTTCACAGTAACGTGGCAAGTTTTAAGTGTATACACAACACCCAATTTATTAGATTATTTTGATCAATTTGAAAAACACAACTCCAGTGTTAGAATCTTAAGCAGTCCGGATTATTTCGATGTTGCAATACTTCCACTAGAAGTAAAACAGGATATTTTAATTAAATATAATGCGTGGGCAACAACTGACAAAAAGAAAAAACAAATAGCACATCTTGTAAATTATTTAGAAACAAATATAGAAGGCAACTCAGGCCTAGTTGATAAATGTTTAGATATAGTAACAAAATTAGATGCTATTAGAAACACAGACTGGAAGACAACTTTTCCACAATTATATGAGAAATTAAAAAAATGAACGACAACGTTATGCCCAACGAATCCGGCGAAGACATGATGGTTAACAAAGACCAAACTCCTCAAGCAAAAAATCATCTCAATGTCAGTAAGACATGGTGTATTTTACCTTGGATACATTTAAGTACTCGCCCCGATGGTCAAATGCGAGTATGTTGTACTGCCAATGCCAGTTCAGTAGGCGCTACCAATGAAAAACTACATGGCGGCAATATTGGAATTTTAAAAGACGAAGAAGGCCGTCCCAACAACTTAAATGTTGCGGACTTTGAATCCAGCTGGAATAGTACATATATGAAAAATGTACGCTCACAAATGATGGCGGGCGAAAAGCCTTCCAGCTGTTTGAAGTGTTATAAAGAAGAGGCAGCGGGTCACAGAAGCAAGCGTCAGTGGGAAACAGAGTATTGGAGCAAGCGAGTAAGCATTGATGAACTAGTACAAGAAACCAATGAAGATGGCAGTGTTCCGCCTAAACTACGTTATATTGACCTACGCTTCGGAACAAAATGCCAGCTAGCCTGTATCATGTGTAGTCCGCACGATAGTAGTGGTTGGATCAAAGACTGGCAAGCAGTTTACCCTAAGATTGAAAATGATAAAGTAAAAGAAATTTGGAACTGGGAAAACAAAGGCAGTACCAATGGCAGTAGCTACAATTGGCATAAGAACAATCCAGTGTTCTGGCAACAGTTCTATCAACAAATTCCCCACATGAAACAACTATACTTTGCCGGAGGCGAAGCATTGATCATCGAAGAACACTATGATATCCTTGAAGAATGTATTCGACAAGGGGTTGCAAAAGACATGGAAATACGTTATAATAGCAATGGTGTAGAGTGGAGAGAAGACTTATTTGAACTATGGAGTCACTTTAAACTTGTACGTTTTCATTACAGTGTCGATTCTTTTGGCGCACACAACGAGTATATTCGTTACCCCAGTGAATGGAAGCGCACAGAAGAAGTATTTCATATATTAGATACGCAGACAACTGACAACGTAGAAGTCACAGTGGCTTGTGCCGTTAACGCATTGAACATTCATTACTTGCCTGAATTTATTAAGTGGAAAATGACACAAAACTTTAAGAAGATCAACATGTGGCCTTTGGGTGCAGGTGGTATTAATTTCCACTTTGTATACTGGCCCGCATTCTTAAATGTCAAAGTTCTTCCTGAAGAATTCAAAAACGAAGTTGAACGTAAAATAGAGGAAGAATTAATACCTTGGTGGACCGACAACTATATGAACGGAGTCAAGCAAGACGAAACATTGAATAAAGACGTGTTCCTTGCAAATGACTACGGCGTCAAGCGTCTGCGCGGCCTAATTAGATTCATGAAAAGTGAAGACTGGAGTGTACGTTTACCGGAAATGAAAGAGTATTTGGAAAAAATAGACGAGCACCGTGGCACTAGTTTTTACGAAACTTTTTCTGAAATGAAGGATATATTTAACAATGTCTAACTATATATCTTTTGAAAAAAAAGACAAAATAAATAAATGGCTGGACACAAATAACTTTTGTGTCATGCCATTCGGCCATGTAGCTGTGGAATCAAACGGGGACATACGCCCATGCTGTTTAGGTAATGCATTAATAAAAGAAGATGGCAGGCCTTTAAATGTCGAAGATGGTTCAATTGCAGATATTATAAAACATCCCGCACATATCAAGTTTAGAGAATCTTTTCTTAAAAATGAGCAACATCCTGCATGTAAACCTTGCTGGGGTGTAAATTCCAAAGATAGATTCAGTGGCAGATATATGTATACCAGTAGTGCTAAAGTGGCAGATTTTGTAGAAGAAATAATGTATGGAAAGACTCCAGAACAACAACTTATCTGGTTGGAAATAAAAGCTGGCAATAGATGCAATTTGGCATGCAGAATATGCGGACTTTGGAATAGTGCAAAATGGCTTAAAGAAACATTTGATTTAAAAAAATTAAATGATCCAACATATTCCGACTTCAAGTCTAGTCATGAATTTGAATATAATCAACAGGCCAAGTGGATTGATAACATCGATTTTTGGCAGAACATCGATATGTTCGAAAACGTCAGAGTAATACATATCATGGGTGGTGAACCCTTGATGATCGAAGAACATTACGAAATGTTGAAAGCAATCATAAATCGTTATGATGCAAGTAAGATATGGCTGTGGTATAATACAAACGGAACTGTTATCCCAACTGCCGAACAAGAAAAAATACTTGATAAATTCAAAGCAGTGCATTGGAGTTTAAGCATAGATGACGTTGGCGATAAATTTGATTATCAGCGCAGTGGTGCAGTATGGCAAGAAGTAAAAAATAACCTGGAGTATTTTTTCAGCAAATCCAACTACTATTCTACTATTGATACAACGGTTAATATTTTTAATATAGCAACATTGGGTAATTTTTTACAAGAGTTAGAACGTATGCCTTTTATAAAATCTTTTACTCCGCATTATGTAACAACAATGGATAGTCCAAATAATGTAAGAACGTTGAATGCAAAAATAAAGACAGAACTAACAACATATTTAGAAAATACCAAAGCAACCGTTGACGAAAAGTATCACAATACTATAGATGAAATACTAGATTATATGAACAGTATAGATGCATGGTCAAACGATATAGATTCTAGAAGAAAAAAAGAAATATTCTTTATAGATAAATCCAGAAATGAAGATTTTATTAAAACATTCCCAGAAATGGCGAGGCTATTAAATTATGAGTGAACAAGGCGATAAAAATAAACTACTGAGTCCTACAATATGTATGCTACCTGTTAGTAGTATTGCAATACATGCTACTGGAAAAATGGTTCGCTGCCATATGAGCGAAACAGAAATGGGTGATGTTAACAGTGGTTCTATTATTAAACAATGGGACAACGAATCATTTCAAGATCTAAGAAAAGCCCAACGCAACGGAGAATGGACACTGGGTTGCCAAAATTGTCAAAGCAAGGAAGATAAAAATGTAACCAGCAAACGTACTCACTGGCAGAATCTTGATGTAATTGACGATCGGTGGGAAGATATTGATTGGGATAATAATCTAACGGGCAATAAACTTGTACACTTGGATATTGCTTTTAATAACTTGTGTAATTTTAAATGTAGAATGTGTAGCAGTGCATATAGCAACGCATGGATAGGTGACGAGGAAAAACTTAAAAAACGTGGCTTTGCATCAGGCGGCGCAGGCAGTCCTTATGCTAGAACAAGTTCTATGTTTGATAGAACAAAACATACATTGTCTACAGAGCAGTTGCGAGAATTAGTGGATAATGGCAAGGATTTACGTCGGGTGGAGATATTAGGTGGTGAACCATTCCTGGTGCCGCAATTCATGGAATTCCTGGGCATGTTGCGTGATGCTGGTTTGGACAAACAAATTGAATTAATGATTACTACTAATGGTAGCGTTATCACAGAAAAGCATCTAGAAGCATTAGAAGGTTTTAAATATGTCAACATCAATCTTAGTTTAGATGGTACTAGAGGATATTTCAGCTATATTAGAAGTGCAGGTGCCATAGATTGGGATGGCATTATAGAGAAGGCAGAATTAATTAGAAATTGGTGTGACAAACCGAGGCCAGGCGTTTATAAAATGAACATTAACGGGACCTTCCAAGCCATTAATGCATTAAACGTTGCAGAATTTATCGAATGGATAATTAAATTTTATGGCTGGGATAAAGAAACGCCGGTAACAAGTAGCAAACATCGTCATAGCCTGGAGCACAGAATATTAGTAGGGCCCAAAACTTTGCACGTACAATGGTTAAATGGAAAAATACTGCAAAAGAGTCTTGATCAAATAAATTATCTTATTGACAAATATGATTTTTTTCGCGGCGACCAAAATGGCAAAAGTGCTATAACAGAAGCAAGATATATCAATGACATAAAAAAATTACTGGAAGATTTAATAGACAATCCAATTGAAGTTAAGGGACTTGCAAAGCAAGGTCCTAAAGAATTTGTCAAATATACATACGAGCTAGATGAAATACGCGGTGAAAGTCTCGAACAATTAGATCCAGAAATTTACAGTAACTATGAAATTTATTTTAATGAATATCGACGCGAAAAGTATGAAAGCTTCTGTAAAATGCCATGGCACGGCCTTGCAATAAGTGCCAATGATAATATTAAACCTTGCTGTCAGTTTAAAGGGTCTCTGGGAACAGCCAGTAAGGATAATATTGTAGATAGTTTTATTAATAATGAAAAAATTATAAAAATAAGAAATCAGTTCCTCAAAGGAGAAAGACCAGAAGAATGTAGCAGTTGTTGGGAACGTGAGGATTTAATAGGAAACAGTAGAAGACAATGGTTTAACAAAAAGTTTACAAATGGAATACCCAGTGACTATGATTATAACCGTCCTTTGACCAAAGAGAAATTATTTTGGACTCAGATGGATGTCAATCTTAGTAACGTATGTAATTTAAAATGTCGCATGTGTGGCTCATGGGCCAGTAATCAATGGTTTGAGGAAGACTTGATGTTGGCAAAAATTAATCCTAAATTTGAAAAGGAAAATAATCCAGAAAAACAAGTAATAGTTCAACAAGAATTAAGTAGTCTATTAGAACCTATAAGACATATGAAACATATACAGCGTATAGACTTTAAGGGAGGGGAACCTATGATGGCAAAAAATCATGTGCCCTACTTGGAAGAACTCATCAAATATGGGAAAAATGAATTTATCACTTTACAGTACACAACTAATGGCACGATCGTTAATCCGAAGATTTTATCTATGCTTGAAAAATTTAAAAATGTACGTTTAATGTTCAGTGTGGAAGGAACGGGTGAACTGTATAGTTATATACGTGGCGGTAAGTTTACTATTGACGAACTAGAAAATGTAATAAGCATGTATAATAAATTACCCAACGTTGAGATTGGATTTAATGTTACTATGCAAGCCTATAATTTATTAAATCTAAAATTGTTGCATAAAAAATTAAAAAGTTGGGAAGAAAAATTTGAAAAAGTTAGTGCATCAAATGCATTCGAAACTATATGTAATAGTCCGATGTATCTGAGTCCATTGGTACTACCTACTGAACTAAGAAAAAAGATGGCAGATCAATTGTATGGAATACCCGACTTTGAGGTATTAGTTCGTAGTTTGGAATCTAATAGAATTCACGAAACACAGTGGAATACATTCAAACAATTCACTGTAGAGTTGGATAAAATTCGAAAGGAAAACGTATTGAATGTTATACCCGAATTAACGGATTATTGGAATGAATAAACTGGTTGCGGTAGAAGACAATCATGCGCCTAAAGATAAATGGCTACGCATTGAATGGAATCTAGGTAAACGTTGTAACTATGATTGTAGCTACTGTGGTAGCGACATACATGACAGAGAAAGTCAGCATCTAAGTTTAGATGTCATTGAAAAAACAGTCAAGCAGATAGCAGATGTTGCTCGAATACAGGGCAAAGAATGCCGTATCAGTTTAACTGGTGGCGAACCATTTGTGCATCCAAAAATTATCGACATTCTTAAAATAATAAAGAACAATGGTATTAATAAAATTAGTGTCACTACTAACGGCAGTGTTCCACTTCAAAAATATATTGATAGTTTACCGTATATTACTTATTATATTTTTAGTTATCATTTTGAATTTGCATATCACGACAAGATAATTAACACTATCGTAGAGTTAAATAAACTTGTTAAAGAGCGTGACAATCAAAACCTGCACACCCACTTGATGTATCTTCCAGGTAAAATGGCGGAAGCAAATGAGATAATCGACATTATGAATGAAAATGATGTGCATTGGGTAATTAGAAGAATTAGACCAAGGCTGGATCCTGAGACCAAAACCTGGGCAGTTCCGGGATTAAGTGGATTAAAAACATCGCATGGTAAATGTAAAGACGACTACTATACTCAAGAAGAACTTGATTTTATGTTGAATAAGAAAAAATGACAAGTAAAGTAACTAATTGGGCAAACATAGTAGTTCATTATGAAGACGGCACCAGCGAAGAAAGCAACGTCAATGATTTACTGGCCAACGAAACAAACAATTTCAAAGGTTGGATGTGCTGGGCCGGCGTTCAAAATTTGACCATAGACAATGACGGCAATGTTTGGAGAGCCATATGTAAGGTGGGCGGCAAGCTAGGAGATATACACACCGGCTTCTCGGTGCCCACTGAGCCCATTATTTGTACCAAAGAAAATTGTACCTGCGCCGCCGACATACAGCTGAGTAAAGCAGAATTAAATAATATTAAGAAATTAAGGATCAGCAATGAGTGAAGCTAAGGGAAAAGGAAAACAATTCCTGTTAGATTATAGACCCAGCGAGTTATTTAAGGAACAGCATGGTTTTGATGTAAATGATAAGACATTTTGTATAATGCCGTTTATACACACAAGTACCACAACCAATGGAGAATTTAGACTGTGCTGTCGAAGTACTAAAATCTGGGATATTAAAAATATAGCATTCCGAGATCTTTGGAATCATAAAAAATATAAAATAGTCAGAAATAATCTGATATCAGGTATTAGAGATCCTCATTGCAATGCTTGTTGGTCAATGGAAGACAAAGGTATTACCAGTTTAAGACAAAGTCAAAATTACGAGCGAACACAAGAGTATGCACATTTAGTTGCAACATATAAACGCACAAAAGAATCACCATGGAATATTCCGATTGTCGAGTTTAAATTAAGCAATCTTTGTAATTTGAAATGCCGTATGTGTTGGCCCAAGGACAGTACACCGTGGCTACAAGACTGGGATGCTGTTAAAGAAATTTATGAACCTGGAGAACAGGAATATATTAATAATATCATCGACAGCAATGACTTGCGTAAAAAACCTGTGTTAAATTTATTTGAGACACACAATACATTTGTGCAGGACTTATATGAGATTATTGATGATATCAAAGAATTTGAATTTGCTGGCGGCGAGCCGTTAATGGATCCGTTGCATTACAATATGCTGGATCGTATCAAGGATCCCAGCGATGTTATTTTAAAATACAGTACAAACTTAACAGATCTTGAAGCAAAGAAAGGACGTAATGTATTGAATCTTTGGAAAAAATTCAAGTCAGTGCGTTTAACAATCAGTATAGATGGCTACGATGAACTTAATGCTTATATTAGACACGGTTCTGTATGGAACGACATAAAAGAAAATATACAACAGTCCAAAGAAAGTTTGGGTGATAAGTTAGATTACATAAAGGCAAGTACTTGTATATCTGCACTTAATGTAGAGTACTTAGTTGAAACATTTGAAGCAATAGACACTGACTTTGACATAATGTGGCACACAAGCCGTTTACAATGGCCTACTTTTTTACATGCAAATGTTCTGCCAATAGAAAGACTGACAGCGGCAAAGTCAAAGTTGATTGTAAAGTTTAAATCAATGCAAGAAAATTCTATTAGAGAAATCAATAATAAGAGACATATAGCTGACGCAATAAGCTGGATAGACGAGTGTATAGATACAAATAAATATGACGTAAGTTTTGAAAAGTTTCAAAAATTCAATGAAATATTAGATGTAAAAAGAAAAGAAACATTTACAGGAAAATAATTAATGGCATACTACGATTATTATCACTTAAATAAAATCGGCTTCGGTATGGCATGGCTGGACATAACTGATTATATCAAGGACTCTACTGCGCTTGCGCTGTCTAAAAACATAACGGAATACTGGGTTCAGGAAAATGAAAACTATTATCTTCCAACAACGTGCAATAAAGATCCGGATGCTATTTTAAAATGGGCAGATGTTGCCGGATTAAAATATTTGATGATTGTAGCCATGGGCACTAATCTCAGCAAGAATGATAATTTTTATCACGTACTTCCAAAGTTTCTAGAAAATAATCCCAACTTTGCAGTTGCAGGACATATATTAGACAAAGGCGATAAGTTCTACGAATTGCACCATCAATGTTTTATTATTAACATGGATTGGTGGCGGTCAAATGGTCAACCATTGATAGGCAAAGAAGAATTTAGCATCCCATGGTCCACGGTTAAACCAATACGCAGTGAAGAAAATTGGCATGATGGATATACGCCACATTGGATCGCTCAGGGCAATGCCATTGAAAATTACGCAGGAAAACGATTTGGCTGGAACATAATCGACACTGCATTAAAGTCTGGCAGCTCTGTAGTTAGTTTCAATGAGTCTATGAGAGAAAGTAAGTATTATATATATCCAGAAGTTGCCAAAGACTTTCATTCCAAAATTTCAGACGTGTTAGAAAGTTTACAAGGCTATGGTCACTTTGCGGCAAATACAGAGTCGCCTCCGGAAAAATTATTAGACACAGACATGCAGGGAGTAATATGTACCGCAGGAGGTATAACTCCGTTGCTCATGGCATACACAGCTGGATTAAAACCCGGCGGCAAAGTCACAGTTTTTGATTTTAGTCCAGTTTCATTGGCAATACAACGACGACTTCGAGAAATCAACTGCAACTATTCAAATTTTAAAACAACTTTGTACAGCTTGTTTACAGAATTAGACCTGGTACCTATGATGAAAGCTGATCGCAATTTAGATAGAATGCAGGAAATTATAAATGAAATGATGCCACAGGGCTTAGAAGATTTCATTAAAAATGTATGGCCAAATTTAAATGTAATATTTGAGCCGTGTAATTTATTTAATGTTAATCAAGTAAAGAATGTACTTGTAAGTAAACATGTCGGTGAAAAAACATATGTACATTTAACAAATATATTGCACTATCAGAACACTGCATGGTTGTTCAGTGCAGTATCCAGGTATAGACTAGAACAAGATATTGTTGTTAAATTTTCTGATGCTGGCATGGATACGTTTCAATTGTATCAAAACAGGCCAGGAATCAAGTCAAGTTGGAGGAATGAAACTCCTAGACAAATACTTGACGATCCAGATCAATTCTTACACCGAGTTAAAACACTGGAGATATTACCATGGATAACGAAGTAACAGAATTTTTCGACGAGTGGAAATACTTTTCACACTATAGTTCATTAAATACACGCCCTAAAAAGTTTTCTAATTGGATATCAGATAGGCAGTTAATGAAAGATTACTTTGGCTGGATAGAAAAAGAAAGCAACTGCCCTAGTCTTAAGTTGGACTTGCCGTTGCCACAAAAAGAAATAGAAGCCGAAGCTTTATCTTTAATGGATGAGTTTGTAAAACACAGAGGCAACGAGCATCCTGGTTGGCATAGTCTTGTAATTCACGGCTATGACAAATATACCACCGATGACTGGCGCAGTAAAGCATATAACTTCACAGAACAACCAGTGTATACGTGGACTGATATTGCAGACGTTTGTCCTGTAACTGTTGATTGGTTAAAAAATACATGGAATTTCAACCATTTTGATCGTGTTAGGTTTATGCTTTTATTGCCGGGTGGCTATATTAAACCACATGCTGACTATGAAGTTCGTAAAATGGCAGCATACAATATTGCCATTAATAATCCAGACGGAGTTGAATTTGTCATGGAGGATGCTGGACTGATACCGTGGTTACCAGGCGATGCAAGAGCAATAGACATAGGTAGACGTCACAGTGTTAGACACCTGGGATCAGAACCTAGAATTCATATGATTATACACGGCGCACCAGGATCGAAACATGCAGAAGTCATGTGTAGAAGTTACGATTTATTATTAGAAGAATTAAATGCAAAGTAAAACATTCTGTATCCTACCATGGATGCATTTAGCAACCAACGCCAGCGGCAACCTAAGAGTATGCTGTAATAGCACGCCTGGAAAAAACTTTATTTTACGCAATGGAACAAACAAAGCGTATAAGATCACAGATCCTGACATGCAAGATTTCTGGCACAGTGACACTATGAAGAAAATTCGCAGTGAACTACTAACAGATCAAAGGCCTGCAATGTGCGAACGTTGCTTTAGAGAGGAAGACAGCGGTGTACGTAGTTCAAGATTAGCCTGGAATGAAAAGTATATGTTTGACTATGAACCTACTGCAACTCCTGAACTTACAGTACAATATATTGATATACGCTTGGGCAACTTGTGCAATTTAAAATGCCGCATGTGTAATCCATATGCTAGTAATCAATGGGTAGACGAATGGCATCTAGTCGAACAACAGTTAACCGACTCTGAAATCAAACGTCTCAGTAGCATGGATTGGCCCAATGACGACATAGTTGCAGTCAACTTGTTAAAGTTAGCAAATACCATTGAAGAGATTTATCTAACAGGTGGCGAGCCAACTTTGGCATTGAGTCAATATAAACTATTTGATAAGTTAATTGAATTAGATCTTGCTAAAAACATTACTTTAAAGTACAATACAAATTGTACTAATTTGCCCAAGAAACTAGTGAATTATTGGCAACATTTTAAGAAGATTAAAATCAATGCAAGCATAGATGCTCATGGTGATCTCAATAGATATATTAGATATCCCACAGGCTGGGCTTTAGTGGAAAAGAATCTTGCTACTTTTATTGAGATGAGTAAACAGGGCAAGATAGATCTTCAAGTTCATTGTACAGTACAGGTATACAATGTATTACAATTAGACAAGTTTTTTGATTATCTCACCGACTTGTCTATAACTGATATACACTTAAACATATTGGATCACCCTGATTATTTAAATGTACGCATCCTGCCCGAAAATTTAAAAAAGCTGGCAATACAACGACTGCAACCTTATTTGCATATTAAAAGGGTGACGTCATTAATAGATTACATGATGGCAGAAGACTGGAATAATAAATGGCCTGCTTTTGTCAAGTACACAACAACTTTAGATGCAAGTAGAGATGAAGCTATATCCAAGCTAGTACCAGAACTAAATGATACCTGATAAAGTTTGTTTAATTCCATTTGTAAGTATAGCTACACATCCTGCTGGTTTTATAAGTAGATGCATGATGAGTTCAACGCCCATGGGACTAATGACAGACCAAAATGTCTGGGACAACGGAAAGTTTGTGCAATTACGCACAGACATGGTGGATGGAGTTTGGAATCTACCAGGCTGTAATACCTGTCACGAGCGAGAGAAACAGGGCGTGGCGAGCCAGCGCCTTAATTGGAAAAATAATGAGCGTTGGTGGAATGGTGATATATGGGACAGTAAAGACTTTGAAAACAGCAAAACTGGAAATAACATATATCATTTGTTTTTAAACACCAGTAATTTGTGCAATTTTAAATGTAGAATGTGCAACAGCATGTTCAGCAACAGTTGGATCAATGACGATAAGTTGCTGAGAGACAATGGATTCCAGCGAGAAGAATATGTAGACTACACAAAGAATAGAAATGACTTAATGACATTTGTCACCAACTTATTGCCACAATTAACAGATCTTCGTATGATAACTGTAACAGGCGGAGAACCTTTTATTAACAATGATTTACTGGATGTATTTGATGTTCTGGACAATTCGGGTATACTAAAGAATGTTAGACTGAGTATAACAACCAATGGTAGTTTGCTACGGGAAGAACATTTATTACGTTTACGCAAAGCAAAATCAGTTAATATTAATATCAGTGTAGATGGCACGGGCAAGTTATTCGAATATATGAGAGGCGGGGAACAATGCACTTGGGAAGAACTCACAGGTAAAATAGACATGTTATGTAAATTTAGAAACGAGTACAAGAACTTTTTATTCAGTCCCAATGCCAGCTATCAAATATACAATATGCTAAATGTAAAAGAGTTTTACGACTGGGCAGAACCTCTTATTAAACGACCCGTCGAGTGGATAGAATATAGATTACTTACACACCCACAATACTTGCATGTTGCCACAGCACCAGATAGTATTAAACAAAAAGCTCTTGCACAAATAGAGTATGTAGAACAAAAATACGATACTGCTAATAAATTCTTTTTGGATAATATGAAAAAAAATCTTACTATGACAAAAACAAGTGCAAATTGGCATGATTTTAAAAAGTTTACATCATTATTAGATAATAAACGCAATCAAAGTCTACGGGATGTCTGCCCGGAATTATATGAAAACTTTACTGTTTGATAGGATACAGGCAGATCCTGATTGGGTAATCATTGATTGGACAATGACCAACGTATGTAACTATGCCTGTGAATATTGTCCCAGCATAATACATGATGGTAGTTTTGGTTGGCCCAGTTTAGACAGCATTGATTACACTACACGCGAGTTACAATCACACTATGGAAAAGGCCGGCGACTCGAATATACATTACTGGGCGGCGAACTTGCTATATGGAAAAAACTACCCGAAGCCATAGATATAATTAAAAAGAATAGTCCAGATAGTAATATTAAATTTATTACCAATGGAGTAATGCCTGAAGACTATTGGCGTAGAATAGGCACACAAGTATCTTCGGTGGTGTTTAGTTATCATCCTACACAGGTCAAAAGCGTGGAGAAGTTTGTAGAAAGTATAAATGCTTTGGACAATGAATACAAGACTATATTGGTTCTTGCTTGGCCAGCAGTTTGGGATAAGGTACTCGAAGCTCGAGAGTACATATTAAACAATGTCAAAGAGTTTACCAGTTTGGAATTAAAATTAGTGGATAACAGATACGAAGCTGTTGCAGATAGCAAAGTATTATATACACAAGAACAAATGGACTATATACAAGCAAACAGAAAAGTAGCCAAGTCCAGAAAGAGTATATATAAGTCTAGTTTTACATATTTAAGGCAACAACGCTTACAAGAAGTCACAGGCCAGATACTTGTGGATGAACAAAACAAATTTAAAGATTGGAGCTGTGGTATAGGAGTTGATAAAATAACACTTGATGCCAATGGCACAATACGCAGGGGCAGCGGATGTATGATAGGCACCGACGAAGATTTTGGTAATTGGAAAGAATCAAATATTATGAACTTACCTATTTCCGGAGTAATTTGTCCTTATAACACTTGTTGGTGTATGCCAGATTTGATGGCAACAAAAAATAAATATGTATAATGAATATACAAGATCTTCCATTACGCAAATTACAATTAGAAGCGGCTCGCATTATAAGTACAATGCCAGCAACCAACGACAATATCTATATTTTTAACAAAGAAAGTAGACATAACAGTCAAGGTTGGTATATCGCAGCCATAGAATGGTATGTCAAGCAATACGGCGGCATGCCCAGCGACGTTGGCCCGGGCAAGGACGTAAAATTTATCTACGAACAAAATGAGTGATTTAAAAACCAGTGATTATGACTTTACTAAGATTCCGTTTAAGGATCTAGTTAGAGTCGGACAAAGGACAATGCTATACCGCGATATGTTTACCGTATCGTGGCTATTGGGACGTTATTGTAACTATCGTTGTAGTTATTGCTGGCCCTATGCCCGCAGTGATACCAAGGACCATCGTCCAACTCCGTTGATGTTACATACTGTGGATGAGATCAAACGTCAATCGAGGGAAAACGGATTTAATAGTTTCCACTTTAGTCTAAGTGGTGGCGAACCAACATTCCATCCTGCTTACATTGATATCCTTAATCACTTAAACAATGATGCGGCTAATACAAACTATACCAGTGTACATATGACATCGAACATGAGCCGGCCTCTTAAATGGTTTGAAGAAAAGTATGTGCCAGCCGTTAAGAATTTTCACCGTGCTAGTATCACAGCAAGTTGCCATCGCGAACATGTGGACACTGATAAAAAGGTAGAAGAGTTTGCCGACAAGTTGGTGTTATGCCAAGAGTATGACACACAGATAACTATTAACATGGTCATGGTTCCGGAGCAGTTCAATGAGATATATGATCTAAGTTTGTATTTTCATAATAGAGGTATTAACGTTACGCTCAAGCCGCAAAGCGATCCTACAGCAAGTAGAGTAGTAGACGGTTATACACCCGAGATGTTGGCCAAGTTACACAATGGTATGCCGCAACGTGCTTACACAGAAGAAAAAGCATTGGCAGCAGGTCTTGTTCAACGTCCAAAACCTACTTTTATAATTGATAAAGCTGATCCTAGTCGTAAAAAACAAGTTGACATCGATCCGCATTATCAAATTGAGTTTGTTGATAAAGAAGGAAATCCATGGTTCATGGATCAGGCAGAACGTTTTAACGCATTCAACTTTAACAACTTCAATGGTTGGGAGTGTAGTAGTGGCTATCGAAGTATTATTATCCGTGAACCAGATGGCACAGTAAAACGTAGTTACAGTTGCAGTGAAGTTCCATTAGGACACATCGAAACCGGCTTCAAGTTATACGATAAACCAATGCCCTGTGGGGGAACAAGTTGTGTGAGCAGTGCCGACAGTAAGATTCCAAAACGTGCGCCAGGCACTAAACTGCCTTTATTCCCAGGAGATACAACATTCTTATGAAAATATTAATATCAGGTAATCCAGATTTTGGTCTAGCAGAGGCACTAAATTTAGAGTTAACACAACATGAATTAACATTTGTAAGTAGAACAACTCATAATTTAGATTTAACCAAAGCAGAGAATCAACAAGTATTTGCCGAGATGAGTGTTGATTATGATGCAGTAATTATTAATAGTGCATTATGGAAGTTTAATCAAGTTTTGTTACTCGAAGCGGTATACAAGAAACTTAAACTAGCAGGCAAACAAACTTTGATTATTTGTATAGGTAGTACCACTGACAGAGTGATGAAAGCCACAGATTGGCTTTATAATGCTGAAAAGAAAGCATTACGAGATTACGCTAATAGTCTAGGCATGTCTGGAGTATGGGCAAAGAACCCCAGAGTCACATTGATTAGTTTTGGTAGTTTAAGTAATGTACAAGCAAAACACCCTGATAGGAAAACAATTCCTATCAGGAGTGCGGCTAGTTACATTAAATGGATTTTAGAACAACCCGGTGAGTTTCATATAAATGAAATCAGCATTGATCCTTTACAGGCCTAATTTTTCTTTAAACTCTTTTAGTTCACGAACACCAAGCCCTGCGTCTTGACCCAGGGCTTTTTCGTCATTGCCGTATTTTGTAACCATAGTAGCCCATTTTTCTTTGCTGATTAAACTCTTGACAAGCTGATATTCTCCAGTACTCAACTTAACTGAGTTAACAGCGTAGTCTTCAAATGCCGAACAAGCTTCTGGAAATAATGGTTTGACTAGGTCATACATTGCACCTGCAAACTCTCTGATCTCCCATTGTGCATGTGGATCCATACGCAAACGAGCCATGTGCAGAAAGTTCTTCAAGTTGGCTTTCCAATACAATTCTGTATATCCGCCTACTGGAAGCACACTTCTAGCCAACTCACGTGCCAGTCCAGAATCTTCCTTGCCCAGCAAACTCTCATATTCTTTGTATGCATTATGAAAGCTACGTTGGAAGGCATGTTGTACGCCACGCTTTTCATCAAAGCCCCACTCAGCTTCTTCACGGCCCTGCTTGTTAGTTGTGCTTTGCTTTTGAATTTGTTCAAACTCAGGAATGTAAAACTCATCTGTGAGTACACTATAGCGAGCACTGTATTCGTTCATGCTGGCAGTACGATGCCGTACAAGTTGTCGCATAACAAAGATAGGAAGTTTAATGTGGAACTTTACTTCACACATTTCAAAAGGTGTTGTATGTTCGTGACGCATTAGATAACGTATTAAGTTTCTATCGTCTTGAACTTGTTTTGTGCCAGCACCATAACTAACACGAGCGGCTTGAACGATTGCGCTGTCACTGCCCATATGATCTACTAGACCTACAAAACCATGATCCAATACTGGAACATAGTTTACATCTTTTTCAAAATCAATCTCTTTTCTTAGTGTCATTTATAACTTCTTTAAAAGTATTATTTTACTTTAAAATAATATAGTTGTCAAGTCCTTGTATTTCTTTATATTCTTTTAACTCTGCCAAAATCTGCTTTACTGATTTAGTGGGCTCATTCCCTAGAGGTATTCTACCGCTTTCCACTAGCTCAAAATTTTTAATACCAAGTTTTTTGCTTAATTTGTAACCTTCCAAAACATCATCTTGATTAGATTTAAACAATATCCATTTCCATTTCGTATGACACAACGATTCACTCATGATAGTCATGGCATCCAATATGCTATCCCAATTAGAATTTATTCTGTAAATGTGATTACTATGTTTTAATCCGTCTACACTGAAACAAATAGAATCGCGTTCACTGAGGATTAACGACAATTTATTCCACCATTCTTTGCTTCTAAGATTGCCCGCAGTTTCTATGTGAATTGATTTATTATAACGATGGCAAACATCAATTATATCAAATAGTCTGCTATGGTAAATTGGATCACCATAACCACCACAAAAATTAAATTTTCTTATGCTAGGAGTTTGGCTGGCTAATTTTTCTATAATTTCTATATCTAACTCACCAAAATTCCATTTGTTTTTAGTTTCTTCTTTATCAATAGTTCTAGCACATTCAGGGCATAGTAGTGTACATTTTGAAGTTAGTTCTAATTCTATTTCGCGAGATTTTAATTTATACATAAAATTATAAAATAATATACTTATTAATGTAGTCGTCTATTTCCGATGAATCTATGAGGTAGTCTTGCCGCTGTGATCGCCGCTCTGCATTACACCATCGTTTGCATATATCAAACGAATTTTCGCTTAATATTTTTGATTTTATTAATCTATAAGCATCGGATGAATAAATTTCATCAACAGTATGATGATATAAATTTAATTGTGAATATTTTTCTTTGCCTAGAAATTCAATAGTGTCAGAACTCGTACTTGCCCAACAACATGGGAGAAGTGACCCGTCTGATTTCACAAATGGGCTTGTTGTTTTATTAAGGCAAGCAGGTTTTATTGACATAAGTATGAACATTTAATTCATATATATTTAGCACTATGCCTGCCTCTCATCTCCAAATTGGCTGGTTAATATACCACGTACATACTTTATGACGCGATTCTTGATTTTACTGCTATCAATAAAAACTTCAATGTCTTGAATATTATCACGCAAGTGCTCTAGACCCTGTGCTTTGAGAATTTCGCCGGCATCTTTTAAACCCGCTAATTCTTCTTGATTGAATTCAAGAACATCTCCATTTATAAGTGTAAGTTGAATGTGTGTTATATATTCTATAGGAACTTCTTCCATGACAACATCTTTAAGGATTTCTTCAAAACTTCTATCCTTTTTCCTAATAGCCATGTCTCGGGTTCCTTACTTACTTTTTTTTGTTGTATGCTCGCTTAGGCTTCGAAGCCTCAGCAATCTGCGTGGCTATTGTCGCCGCTGGATCTAAATTGTCTGCTTCTTTAAGCAACCGTTCTGCTTCTTTACGAAAGAAGGCAGCTTGTCCACGCATTTGATTAGCAATATCTTTTTCATCCAGTATACCAGCAGGCTTGCCTTCTGGTGCTGGTTGACTAATGTCACCACTGGTTGTTCTACCTGCCTGATCTAATTTTTGGTTAAGATCACTGAGTAGAATTTTATGTTCTAATGTCGGCAACATCATAATTTCACTGGTTAGATATTTGATCATCCAACCACTTTGGTGGCTACCTTCTAAGATAGTTCTTCCATCATGAAATTGTATACGTTGAGCATATTTGTAGAAATCCATGTCTTCTTGGGCACTATCACTTTCAACAGCGTTGATTAAGTCATCGTGATAAAGATTTGGAATATCTTCTGTTTGTATAACAAGGCAAGAAGATGTGTCATTGGGTATTGTTCTAAATACAACAACACATTTCTTACCAGTGCTAACAACTTGCCCTACATGTTTAGTAAACTTAGGCATAGTTAATTCCTAATTAGGCTTGTTCTACAGGTGCTTCAGCGGCAACTTCTGCTTCCAGAGCAGGTGCTTCTGATACAGCTTCAGTAGGTGCTTGACCTTCTGCGGCAGCTTGAGCGGCAGCGGCAGCGGCTTCTTCTTGTTGCTTTTTAGCTTCTAACAAGAAGTTGTTTAGCTTAGTAGCTGTTTCTCCAACTGCACCAATTTCTAGTACGCTGAAAGCACCACGTTTAACTGCGACATCGATTGCGGCTAATAGTGTAGATAGATCTGTCAAGTTCATTTAAATTCTCCTTAAGGTTGATATATTATATACCTATTTTATTTATAGCATATGTTCTTATTATAACACACTTCCTGCACACAGTCAAAAAAATAGGACCCGAAGGTCCTATTTAAAAATAATAAAATTAAACTGTTTCGTTGTCAAATGTGTAATGTGCAGTTACACCAAAAGGTGCTTCTATCTGTTCATTACCATGTACAACAAACAACGTGTCGCAGTAGTTTTCATCGCCCCAACTGTCATACGGGTAGCCATCCGTAAACATAATAAACTGTTTGGGCTCAATGTCGTTGTCTTTCATGTATCTCCAGCAAGCGTCAAAGTCTGTTCCGCCGCCACCCATTGTTTCGTAGGTACTGATATCATCTCCATAGTCATCGCTGAATGTCACAGGATTATATACTTCTGTATCAAAACAAAATACATGTATTTTGTAACTGTTGTACAAGTCCATCATACCTTTGACTTCTGACAAGAAATCCTGTGCCATCTCATCGCTAATACTGCCCGACATGTCAATGGCAACTACTATATCCAATTCTTCTGCTGGCAACATGCCGGGCAATACTGCACCGGTATGCCAGCCCTTGCGGCTAGGACGCATAAAGCTATAGTTATTTTTTAAACTGGATTCTAATTGTATACGCAACAGGTCTTGCCAACGCATCTTGGGAGCAGTAAAGTTATTAATAAGACGTTTGATACCGCTCGGGACGTTACCTGCGCCTGCCGCTTGAGCACTTTGCAGGATAGCTTCCTTCATTTCATCACGCATTTTCTTAGCAGTCTCTTCGTCAATCTTAATGCCACTGGACTTACTCTTGCCGTCACTGCCCTTGCCATCTTCGCCTTCTTCACCACTGCCGTCCATGTGCATGTCCAAAGTAACTTGTATCTTAACAGCGTTCTTAAACAAGTCGTCATAGACTTCTTCTGTGGTCATGTCACGGAATTTAGGATCCCACAGGATTGGCACCTTAGTAATCTTCTTACCAACATTGTTTTGGATAAGCATGTCGTTGATAAGATAGTCACCTGCCATGTTCCATAACTGTGGATCTCTATCTCCACGACGTCCCATGTGGTCATAGACAATGTGTCCGACTTCGTGTCCAAACAAGAACACTAGTTCTTCATCGTCTAAACTTTCAATAAACTTTTCGCAATAGTAAAAGTGGCGACCATCTGTGGCGGCAGTTGTCAGCCAGTCACTGTTCTCTACCAATTTAAGACGAGTTGCTAAGTTACCCCAGAAAGGATGTTTAAGCAACATCTTAACACGGGCTTTAGTAAGTCTATCTTTAGTTGTAAATTTCATATTGTGCTCCTGTATGTATCTATTATACACTTAACTTTATTTAATGTCAATTAAAGTCCGAATTTTAAACGGCAAAGAAAAGCTGACTCTGGTTCTTTAAACCAAATGGTCTTGGTACCCAATGGTGCATAGTAATGCAAGGGTTTGATACTCATTGATCTGCACCATTTGATTAACTCGTTTCTTGTTCGACCATCTGTGTAGTCTATCTCCGACCAAGTAGTCCTTGCAAGGTCAAAATAGTCAATGATACTGTCTCGTGTAAGTTCACCTGGACCAAACACACTTCTAACATAATCCATATTACCGTAGACCAATTCTAACATTTCAGACCGGAAAGGGATACCCCTTTCCTTGTCTATAGTTATATATTCCAAGTGAGCCTTGAGCTCGTCTTCAATATCAATTGCTGACATCCACTACCAAGTGAGCATAGCGTTTGAAGAAGTCCGGGAAGTTCTTCAACTTCTTGTGGTCAAAGGGCAAGTTATAGTTCTTAAGTGCTGTATGAGCACCCATAATAACCATCTCTGCCTCAAAATTATCCATCATAAACTGGATAAAGTTCTCACAGTTAGTATGCCAAGTATTTAGGTTACCTGACTTCTTAGCACTCTCGTAGCCGTCTTTCAACTCGTAGCACATACCAGTTGTCAAACTATACATAGCACTAATTTCTTTGGTCTTCAACTCTTTAACTTTACCTGACAGCACGTCTGTAGGAGTAGGCAAGTCTGCGGCAATCTTACGATGAGCCATAAACTTAATTGCAAGACCTTCACCAACACAACCTGCTACAGTATCCGTCTGCTCGTTGTCTGTCATGTCGTCGTCAAGCAAGTCGCTGACGAACATCCAACTACGTGGAGTAGCAAAACTGCGGTCATGTACAGTGGGATCAAAGTTGTACAGGTCTGCTTTTTGGTAGTTTAGGTAACCTACCACGTCTGGGTGGATACGGTTTTGTAGTGCCCAAACATTCCAGTCTGCAAAGTCTACACGAAGTTCAAAGTGAACAAAGCGGTTAGCCAATGGAGTAGGCATACGATAAGTAACACCTTTGTCTGTCATACGGTTACCAGCCGCCATAATAACTACATTGTCTGGCAGTTCATATGTGCCTACTTTGCGGTTAAGGATAAGTTGGTAAGCCGCGGCCTGTACAGCAGGAGCCGCACCTGCAAGCTCGTCCAGGAATAACACTACCACAGGATGCTTGGAGGCAAACTCTTTAGTAGGCAACTCTGCTGGAGGAGCCCAGCTCATTACATTTTCTTTTGCGTTATAATAAGGAATACCTTTAATGTCTGTAGGTTCCCACAAGTTTAAACGAACGTCAACGAGTGCGCCGCCCATTTCATCTGCCAACTGAGCGGCAAGGTCGGATTTACCTACGCCCGGAGGACCCCAAAGGAATACTGGACGCTTTTTCTTCATAGCATGGCGAACGAGACGCTTTGCTTCTGTTATCTTTACTGTACGGGGTTCGCCGACTCCGCCTTTATTTACTTTTGCCATTTAGCATACTCCTATAAATGTTTTGCTATGTGTCTATTGTAACGTCAAAACTATTTAATGTCAATTAACGATTCTTTGACATAGTGTGGATTAGACCTGTCTTAGTGTATGTGATAGTGCCGCCAGTTGAACTACGGACTTGGTCACCGACTTTAGGTGTTGTTACAGGTTGTGTCATTTTATTTCTTTACTACGTTTTTAAATTCTTTGTCAACATAGAACTGGATTAGTTCTCGTTGGATTTGTGTGATCAAGTCACCGTGAGCGTCGTTAAGTACAAACCGCACAGGACAATTACCCCATTTGCGGCTTGCGTTAAAGTCGGCAAACCATTTGCGATGTTCTTTATTGTTAGCATTAAACACCATAAATTGGCGACCATGCAACTGCAATGTGCTCATTATGATTTCCTAAAAAGAAGGATTGGGCACACTTCTGTGCCCATCCTAATTACTTGCCTGCTACTGCTACGAGGTCTTCCGCTGTGACGTCTGTGTCAGCAGGGATAGCAAAAAGGCTATTAGCCTTAACGTGCGCCAGTGCGGCATCTTTAGTCATTGCACTAGGCAACTCGAACAGTTCCACATTAGTGTGACCATTCTTGACCAAGTTCTTAATACGACTAGCAAAGTCGTTGGCAAAACGAACTTTAGTTTTGCCATTAAGTGTTGAAACGCCAACTACTGTAAAAGTTTTAGATGTAGCCATTTTAGATTCTCTTTCTCTGTGTGTAAAAACATGTGTACGGTGAACCATTCACCGTATCACTATTGTATGCTCAATCACCTTTTGTGTCAATTACTACTTTTGCCAATTTTTTACGGTTGTAAACTTTTTGGCTAGCAACGACCTGCGGGCGATAAGCACCGTTATGAAACAAGAACTCAGCACGGCGTTTCTGTTTAGGAACTTTAGCAGTAATGATTTCTCGCTTCATAATTCTCTCCATTAAAGTGTTATTATAACACCAAAATTATTTTGTGTCAAATTTCTCTAGCATCTCTAGGATGGCACGGTCTGCGTCATCAGTGTGAGCAACGTCATCGTCCAGTGTCAAAGAGTGTACAGCCAATCGAGAAAGTTCAGTTTGGATCAGTTTCATAGCATACGCCATGTTAACTTGATCAGCCCATTCGCACCAATCTCGAATAGTGTCCTTGTCAGATTGCATAAAAAATTCTAAATTTTCTTTATCAAATTTGTTCATGATGTTTAAGAATTAATTGTTTCAAATGGGCTTAGTTCTTCTTGTTCGATTTCCTCAAAGACCCAAGTAATAGGAATTTCAAGTTGGCGAGCAATAGTCACTGGCAAATAACCAGCTTCTAGCATATCTTGTATATCAAATGTAAGTTCTGACATTCTACTCATAATTTTTCCTTAATAATCGTATTCGTAAAACTTAACATTGGGATCCAACTGGCGAAGTTGTTTTGCGGCAGAATTCAATTCTTTCCAACGACGGTTAACTTCTGTGCGTGGTAGTTCACCATCGCAGGTCAAGTTCTCTGGGCTAAGAGCGGAATCAATCATATCTGCTACTTTTTGGCGGCCAGCGGCAGTAGTGATTTCGTATTGAGGACCTTTGAAGATAGCGTTCCAATGATTCTTCTGGTCGATAAATTTTTGAAGTGCTTTCATGTTAACTCCTTGTTGCGATAATGTATTATACTGCCAAAACCAATTTGTGTCAATTAGTCCATTCGTGAACCAGCATAAACTTGCATGGCTGGGAAAGTATTTTTCATCACTGCTACGAATGCTTCTGCACCTGCTTCTTTGGCAGAAATGCTTTGTGTAAAAGACTGACTTGGATCCCAAAGTTGGAGACCACCGCTGTAAGATTTACTAAATCCGTTGGCTATCAGCGCCTTGCCCAATTTGGTTGAACCTTTTTCAAATACAGTAACCCAAGCAAAACCGCAGGCATCACGATCACCATGTTTAGCCAGAAATTGTTCCGTCTTACGACGAGCTTCAACTCGGCCTTGTGAAACAGCGGCTTCAACTAACTCTTTAAGATCTACTGACATTTTGAACTCCTGTTTTGTTTAACGATAATGTATTATACTGCCAAAACCAATTTGTGTCAATTACATTGACCAATACGTTTCGCTGGCAGGATTGCAAGCCCAAGGAGTGTCCCGGTCAATCTGCACATCCGCACCAGTCATCAAATTCTTCACTGTCTTCATTGTGGGGTGGCATTCAAACCTCCAGCCCCGGGTTGCAGGGTAAAGGTTGTAGAGTTCATTGCACTCACGGCGCATGCCTGCTTCGTCGCGGTCTCGCCACACTGTGGTGCTAATCAGGCGCTCACCTGTTTTAGCACGACGATCTTTTTTGTAGATGTACATGGTGTAGTCTTGTTTCATTTGGGGCTCCTTTTTGCTGTTGATGTGTTTATTATACAACCAAAACCAATTTGTGTCAATTAAAGGCTTTGACTAAACCGATTACGCATACAGAAATGGCTACGACATTGACCAACATCTGTGGTTTATTTACTGTACGATATGCCCAAGCGGCAAAGCATAGTCCACCTAGTAATCCGCACACAGGATCTAATCCCAATTCTCTAAAGAAGTTCATCAGCACATACATCGCAAGGATGAAAAATGTACCCGTCCATTGTAAGATATTGTTTACTTTTTCTTTGTTCATAACGTGATTATACACTCAAAATCAATTTATGTCAACAAATGAAAAATGGGCAATTAAGCCCATTTTTCTCTGTATGCTTGCATGGCCTTTTCACGGGCCAGCGCCAACCTTGTTGCTACATAATCACTGACTTCATCATCGTCTATGTCGACAAGTCTGGGTCTATGATAGCCACGATGAAATTCTACTTCACTTTCAAAGTTGTAGCATCCGCCATCTAGCTCAAAATTACTTGGCTGGAGTTGCGGCAGGCTTTGCAGGAGCCTTTTCGTCTGCTTTGACAGCAGGTGCTGATGCAGGTGTAGCACTTTTAGTGTCGGCTGGCTTACCTGCCTTTGCTTCGGCTGCTTTATCAGCTTTTGTCTTTGGCTTGTCAACCTTGGGCATTTCCTTAGGTGTAGCAGGAGCGGCAACTGCGGCAGCAGGCTTCTTAACTTCTTCTGTCTTGGCAGGTGCTTGTGCAAAAGCGGATGTTGCGGCAAATGCAACGATTAGAGTAGCGATAAGATTTTTCATTTTAAGTTTCCTTTTGGTTAATGAATTGTGGCGACATTTTTGTCCCTACATATATATAACGCGGCAGCTCAGTATTTCGTTGACATCTTTTTTAATTCTTCTTGCCAAATTGTATCTTCTGCTTGTAATAGTCTCGCCATTTCTTTACTTGTGATATGAACAAGTAATGCTCTGCGTGGAACATCAGTGTTATTTGGCATTGTGCTGTGAAGTGTGCGAGGATGGTAAATTAGTGCGTCACCCGTCGACATTTTGGGTTGTTCGACTCCTGCCAAAAACTCTTCATTGTATTTTCCAGCATAGCTGTCTTTGACCACCCAGCGAGTATTATGACTGTTTGGCAATAAGCCGGTACCACCATTCTTTGATGTAAATTCGCACAGTGGTAGAATACATTGTACACCTAATAATTCATTTTCGTTCCACCATTTGGGAAAACGATATGGACTGTCTATATGCGGTTTAATATGTGTATTACCTGGTTCATTGGTAATAATGTCTGCAATATATGAATCGGGTTTGTCAAAAAGTATCCCGACGGTATTGATAAGTCGACGAGTAACTTCTTGAACCTCTGGCCACCCGCTTAGTTCTTGGCTCCACCAAACAGCCAAGTCTTTACATTCTGCTACTTTATCAGCAGGGTAATACTTGTGGTCCATGGCATGGCCACGATGCGGAACTAGCAATTCAGTTTTTTTATTAATGTTATCGATAATAGTAGGATCTACTATATCTTTGAAAACCTTGTAGCCAATACCACAAAACAGTTCATTGAGCTGTTGTTTGTTCATAGTAGTATTTAACAATATTTTTAAATACAAATTTCATTTTTGCTTACTAAATAAATTATAAGATTATTTACCAAGTACTGTCAATGATAAACAAAAATTTAGGATACTATGTATGCAACGGGCAAGAATTCTCATCTAAGATAAAAGCATTATTATATAGCAATGAAGTAAATGAACCCGCCGAATGGATGTTCAATGATGAAATTTTTAAATCATATAATTGGAAAATAGAACCAGAAGAAACATTAGATGAGTTATATAATCGTCGAGCAAGACAATTAAGAAATGAATACGATTATGTTATATTGAGTTACAGCGGCGGCGCCGATAGTCACAATATTTTAATGAGCTTTGTGCGCCAAGGTCTACACATTGATGAAATACTTGTTAACCATTTTGAAAAAGCAGCTGGAAAATTCGTCGATTTAAATCCAGCAAATAAAGACGCGAAGAATGCCAATGCTGAACATTATCTGCAGACCCTGCCTAGATTAAAAGAGATTTCACCTAAAATACCCAAAACAAAAATTACCTTGGCAGACATGAGTGACCATCTCTTTGGATTAATGGAGAACACCGGAGATGCTAGTTGGATTCTTAGTAAAAGGGAAGGACTGAACCCAGCCGGTGCAACACGATTTAACTATTTGTATCTCACTGAAGTCCGTAAAAGATTTGACAAAGAAAAAAGCGTGTGTATGATTATAGGTGTCGAAAAACCTAAAATAATAATTCCCACAAAAGGTCCTTATAAAGATCATGTGATAATGAATTTCATTGACAGGTCGGCAAATCAACAAACTGTTTCAGAACATTTAACAGATTATAATAACAGTACAGCTGAATTTTTTTACTGGAGTCCAAATTGTGTGCCTTTATTGATTAAGCAATGCCATGTCATTAAAAAATATCTAGGCGCCAATCCAGAGATGCAAAAATTTTGGCATCTAGAAAATAATACATATCAAGTCTCGAGGCTAATTCATGAACCAATATTGAGAAGTTTATTGTACAGCACATGGGATGCATCTTACTGGCAAGCAGATAAATCAACGTCTGATTGGTACAGTGAATTTGATATTTGGTTTAAAGATGGATACTCTAATTCAAAAGCAGTTAATGTTTGGCAAGAAGGTGTGGATTATGTAAGTTCCAAATTATCGAACCATGTTCTTGAAAGCGGGGATGGATTAAAACGATTTAGAAAATATTATGACGCCGGCCTACTTCCTGGATTGTTGCCAGAATAGATGCCTAACTCTGTCAAAAAATACTATATAGGAAATTTAACTACAGATGAACAAGACACTAGGATATTATTCGTGTAACAATTTAGAATTTGATTCTAAGATTAAAGCATGTGTATATGCTTCCCAAGTAAATAAACCATTAAATTGGCATTTTAATAACGAAGAATTTAACAGATTTGATTGGACTATAGAGCCGGAAGAAACACTGGATCAACTGTATGACCGACGATCCAGGGAAATTCGTGAGAAATACGATTATGTTATTTTAAGCTATAGTGCAGGTAGCGATAGTCACAACATATTAGAATCATTTTTGCGGCAAGGACTGTTAATTGATGAGGTAGTTGTTAATCACATGTCCAAAGCTAATCGCTTAACTGTATTAGATACTAGTATTCGAGGAAGTTGGAATGCAAGCGCAGAATTTGAATTACAAACTATCGGCAGGTTACAATATATAAAAGATCAAAGTCCTAAAACTAAAATTACTGTATTAGATTTAAGCGATAACGTTTTTGATACTTTGAGAAAAGCAGGAAATGCGTCATGGGTAGAAACTAGTCGTGAGCCATTAAATGTTAGTGGTGCAACTCGTTACAATTACACATATTTTAAAGAAGTAAGAAATCAATTCGATCGTAGTAAGAGTATATGTGTAATATTAGGAATAGAAAAGCCTAGAACTTACATAGAAAAGAATAAATTCTATATACTATTCAGCGATAAGAGTGCTAATATTGCCAGTGCAAGCGACCATTTGATTGAATATGATAACGCTACAGTTGAGTATTTTTATTGGGCACCAAGCGCATTGCCAATATTGTGCAAGCAGGCGCATGTTATTAAAAAATGGTTAAGAGTATATCCCCAATATCAACCACTATGGAGCCCTGTTGATTTGATAGATTTGTTTACAAAACACCGACTGATACACGAAAGGATGTATAGAAAAATTATATACACAACGTGGAATGATTCCTGGTATCAAGCAGATAAGTCTACAAAAGATTGGAACAATGAATTTGATGACTGGTTTTCTTCACTATACAACGACACTCCTGAGTTTAAAATATGGCAAGAAGGAATAAATTATGTTGCAGAGAATGCAAAAAACTATGTTGTGACAGGCAAGCGTGATGGAGTAGTTAGCGGCCTCACAACTTTTTCAAATAAATATTTAATAGGAAACATGAATGAAAACATTTAAAACAATCGTGGCAATTGCCACATTAGCAACTGCGGCAGCGGCATCAGCAGCCGAAACTATTTCTATACTATGGGGATTTAACATTTCCTCAAATCAAGCACTAACATTAAGACACATCGCAGAAGATGCTAATAAGTCTCAATCAAAATACAATTTCATTATCGAATCTAAATCAGGGGCCGGCGGCAGCATTGCTGCCAATCATGTGTTACAGAATCCGAATAATACCGTAGTGGGGATGAGTTCTAGTTTCTTTATTAGACCGTCAGCAGAAACGACAGGTATCCATGACTTAGATAAATTTAAGCCAGTATTAGTGCAAGGCGGTGGCGCCCCTTTGGCTGTAGTTAGTAAAAAATATAAAAATATAAACGAGTTACTTCAGCAACCCAATCCAAGTATTGGTATTAGTGGCATAGGCGGCATATCTGATATTTTAGCTAGAATTCTTAAAGAAAAGAATCCTAACTTAGTCATTGTAAATTTTAAAGGTATGGTCGATGCTACAATAGCGGCTGCAGGCGGGCATGTAGATGCCGCAGTAACCTTTGTCATAGATGCTAAACCCATTATTGATGCTAAAGAAGTTTCAGTAATTGGATATACCGGTGTTCGAGATTTAGAAGAGTTCAAAGGACTACTCCTGACTAAACAAGGCATATCTGGAGTTGATAAGTTAGTGGCTAATTATGCTGTATTTGCATCTAACGAAATGCCCGTTGACAAATATAACGAAATTAATAAAATTTTAGCAAAGTCTACAGTTAGTAGCAAAGCATTAGAAGCATATCAAAAGGATTTAATTACACCAACTACTCTTTCAGTAGCAAAATACAACGATTGGTATATTAATGAAAGACAATATTGGAAGGAAATTGTAACTAGATTGATTAAAAATTGACGGTATAATAAGGCTCTGGTCTATAAATATGATTGTGTGGGAAACTGCTTGTTTCCATTTATAAACACAAATCTAATAGAAATGAAAAAATTAATCACTGCATTAAGTTTGCTATTGAGTCTAACGCAGGCAATGGCAAACAACATAGAGTTAACCGTTCATCATGCACCTGGCGGTCCGAGTGATGCTATTACCAGATTTATTGCCAAAGATTTACCTAATAACTATGTTGTTCAAAATCGACCCGGTGCTCAGGGTAGGATTGCAATGAAACAAGTACTCAAAGGCGAAAGTGTCATTACCGCCACAATGTCACAGATATATGTAACTAATCCAATGATTTTTAAAGACTTGGAATATAATCCAGAACGAGATTTAGAAATATTGGCCACGGTGGCAATCATGCCGAATCTTCTTGTCTGCGGCAAGAATGTAGGATTCAAGAACATTGATGATTTTGTAAAATACAACGGCAAGACTTTGAGCTTTGCTGTTAACGGTTACGGCAGCAATGAACACATTGCAACCGAATCCTTGTTAACGAAATTAAAGATGAAACATTTAATTATTCCATATGCTGCCGGCGGCAACAGAGGAGTAATTGATGTGTTGGCAGGAAATGTTGATTGTTCGTTTGCAAATTTGGCCGCCATAAAAGGCTTTATTGGCGATAACAGAATTAATATCTTATTGAGCAGTCATGATATTAGAATTAAAGGAATCCCGACATGGGACACACAATTTAAAGAATCATATCCGTATCAAAGCTATATTTGTTTAGTCGTTGCAAAAACGATGTCCGGCACCAATAAGAAAAAAATTGTCGATGATTTAAATAAAGTTTTTGCAAACAAGTCATTTAGGGAATCCGCGTTTAACTTGGGATTACTTCCAGTAGCAACGTCTGAAGTATGGTCAACTAATGCAGTATTAAAAAGCAATAGACTGCTTGAGTATTTTATAACCAACAATAAATTAAACATAAGTCAATGAAGAATATTATGTTAAAAGTTTGTCAATATTCGAGTTATTAACGACTCGATATGAAAAAGACATTAAAAACGCTAAAAAATAAATTTAAAGATAAATAAAGTAAACATATTCTAGGAGACAATTATGTTCAAATTCACAGTCACCACTGTAAGACCAACTGCAAATGCACCATTTTTTATTCATACGGCTGTGGGTCAAGTATACCAAGAGCTAATGACACAGGCGAAACAACAACGTCCCCAGGTTGCCGGGCCCGAGCGCCTTATTTCGTTCGAAAGAACCGAGTCAGAAGACGGCTTAACACTGATATCTGCTTACAGCTTTAACTCGGCCGAAAGTAAGATGAACTATTTTGACGAAGAGGCCGCCATAATCGCCGCCCAAGGCATGACACCATTCAAAGATACTCGTGATGAATACAACTTATTACATGGCCACGCAATTACAGTTGAAAATGAAGTTGTATAATTTATCATTTATTGGACCATAAATTTATATCGCCCGAATATAATGTAAACTCGAACGCATCCATTTCGCTGAACAATACTAATTGACGTTTGCTCAGGTAATATGGCCAATCCATGCGTTCGTCTAATAACAGTAGAGTCTTGTTTAATACTCTATATTCTTGTTTGAATTTTATTGGATACACTCGCCATAGACTTTTAGCCAGTTCAAAACCTGTACTGGTAAATCTGGTACCCTTGACATTTTTAAATATTTGAAAGAACTCTAATTCTTGTCCTACGGACTTTTTAAGTTGTTCGAATATTGCTTCACTTAACTGCTTTTTTGACAAGGTCTGACTCATTGACTAAAGACCCTTCTTTTAATTCTACTACAATAAAATCCGAACACTTGAACAACTTGTTCATTTTTTCCATTAGATTAAATGCGTGTCCTGAATTACTAAAGCTAACCTTCTTGTACTTTGGCCCGGGATAATCCTGTAAGCTGTTTAGGAATGTACGAAGATTAAAAGGCCGGCCTTTATAAAATACTGCATAGATAGCATCAGCTTCTAATACTTCTTCGCTCTTATATGAGCTAGGATCCACGTGTGTTAATAATATAGTAGGTTTAGGTCTTGCCATTTAATGTTCTCCGATATATTATTTATCAGAAAACAGGTTATATACTATTTTAACTATCGTCTTCGTCTAAAATTACGTCTTTTTTCTGTCCTAAAACAACTTTTAGATCCATTTTAGTTTTAAAAGGTCCCACATATACATTAGTCTTAACAGTGGATAATCTAGGACATAAACTAGTACACCAACCATTTTTAAATCTTAATCCATACCAACCCGCAACGTGTGTGCTTTTACTTTCTGCTTTTTTAGTAAATGTCGGAAATCCGTCGATCTCTTTTACATTAAAGACTTCTTCTTGGTCTGTTGGGTAACTCATGACCTCAAGATGTCCGCCATGCGTTAAATCGCGTACGACAAACTCAATGCCAAGATCTTTGAGATCGTTGGCACTATACGCCACTATGTCTTTGCGTTTAAGATTAATAGTATAGTTATTATCTTTAAAGTTCATCATGCCAACCCGTTTGGCATTTTCTTCTAATATCCAAAACTTATCTTTAATTACACTTTTTGCTAAAATCATTGGTATGTTGCTCCGAGGTATTCGCCATGATCTGTCATTTTATCTGCGATAGTGACAAGATTCCATTTGCTACAAAACTTAACAAAGTGTAAGCCCACCGACTGTACCCTTTGTTTATTAACGGATTCGCTAATAGTTGTGTCTAACGCTAGTTTAATATCTTCTGGCTGTTCTGTCAAGTCAATTAGCATCTTATTATGCAAATATCTATCACGAACTCTGTGTTCGACTTTATTATGGTCAACCCAACGTTGCAACATCATCATATTCCAATTTAAGCCTTTGTTTTCTCTATCAGCAAACGCTTCGCGTAGTCCAACTTTATTCTTAGTGCCTTTTTCACGCACACCTGGATAAGCAGAAAAGACATTGTCACTGCTGTCACCACGCATACATTTTTCGAACAATAACCATTCTGGATCAGGCGGCGCCAGTTCTTCTTTAGTTTTCTTATCTTTAATGCGGCGCCCTTTTTCATCAAAGATGCCTTCAACGGTAATTAGTTGTTTACTAATGCCATTGAACTGACGAACGTTTGAAGAAAGTAATTGGTAAAAGTCGCTGTCACTGCTGACAATCACATGTTCATCTTCTGGATGATTTTGAATAAAGCGAGCAATGAAATCATCAGCTTCACAGCGTTCATGCTGTAGAACAGTACAGTTAGATTTGGATGTGAGATAGTCTTTAAACTCGTCGAATGCTTGCCAAAAGATTTTATCTTCTTCTGCTTCTTTAGGACTCAGTGCCATACGTGCCGCAGTACGATTTGCTTTATAGTTTTTATCAGCATCTTTGCGCCAGCTTCGACCCTCGAGGCAGACAACAACGTGGCTACCTTTAAAGTCACGCCATACTTTGTTAATGCTGTTAAACATAATGTGGTAAGCCATGCCTACCTTAGTTTCTGCATCTTCTCCGCGGACAACATGTCTAGCACGGAAGAACATATTAGCGGCATCTACCAGGATGTATTGTTTACCCATTTAAATACTCTTGTATAAGTTGTTGATCAATTTTTTCTTTAAAATGTATGTTGAACTCTTGTAGCAAGCTCATAAACTCAGCATACTCTTTAACCGTCATCAGCATTTCATTTTTAATGTTGTCGTCATCGGTTCTTGTTAGGATTAATAATATATGAGTATCACCTACCCATTTAACTTCAAAGTTCCAATTTAATTTTGCTGACATACACTATTATACACGATTATCAATTAAAGTCAAGCCTTCTTACGCTTTTTTGGTAACTTGTCAGCATCAGCGACAAATTTGGCTTCTTCGTCCATTTGGCCGCCAATGTTCTTGCATAGATCAGTGAACCATTTGTCTACCACTTCTTCGTCAGTGGCGCCTTCATAACCATGTTTACGCAGGAACTCAATAAATGGTTTATTCCATTCAAGTTCCATAAAGCCTTGATTTGGATTTTCTCCGTCAAAGTTTGTGTTAACAACATTGACCCAAGGTTCTTTACCTTCTTTGCCTGTAGGTTGTTCTTTTTTATTGAACAGACCTTTTAGGAAATCTTTCATACAAGTTCCTCGACAATGCCTAGTATCTCTGCGGCAATAAACAATCCGCCTACAATAGGTAAGCCATAGATACATAATGCCGCACCAGCGGCAATACGTAATCCGCTTTTAACAAGACTGACATAAAAATGTCCCTTGCTCGTATCTTTAGGTTGAACTTCCATTTTTCTTTTCCTCTAATTCTTTTACTACTTGATTAATAGTACTGGCAACATTCAATGCTGCCTGTTTGTTTAAGATCAATGAATGTTGATCTTCTCTATAACCATTAACCAATATATCCCAAGCAGCCTTGGCCCTACTAAACCCTGGTTTCCAGAATGGTGTGGTAGTATTAACATAAAAAGTCATTTCAATATCTTTCAAATCGTCGTCACTGTTTATTTCAATCCACATATGAACCTGATGATCTCCGTCATGACAATCGCAGGCAATAGTATATGATTTGCTATTGCCATAATCTGCGTCGATCATTATACCTTTTGCTGGTTGTTGTGCTTTCATTATTTCCCCCATCCGTTACTCCAAATGTCTACATGTAGTCTAGGACTATATCTGTAACCTTTTTCTAATGCAATGTCTGCAATATGTTTGCTGTTGGCAAAATATGCCGCGTCTGTGCCGCCCACTGGCATGACAAACGCGGGCCCATTAAACCCTGCATCCCTGTATTCTGCTGTGGCAGCATCTACTTCTTTAAAGTCTTCTAACTTGTCAACAACGAACTTCAAGTATGTGAAGCCACGTGTTTGATATTCTACTACTACTTCGGGACAGACTGCATCCTTCCACGACTCTCCGCTGGCACTTAGTTTAGGACTCACACTAAATGTAATTTGATCTTTACGTAAGTGATAGGAGTCTGACAAGAAACGTTTAAAGTCTTCATGCAAGTGCTGAGTGCCGTTTGTCTCGAAGGTTAGATTTTCGAGATCGCGCATCTTATTTTCACTTAGCAAATCTGGATATAGTTGTTGCCATCCCAGCAATGGCTCACCGCCCGTAATAACAAGATGTACGTCATTACCATTGCGTTGCTTCCATGCATTATTAGGAGTTAATTTAAGCATTTCATCTACGGCTTCATCAATGCTGTAATAAGGACTTAGGTGTTTAAACGCTGGATGCCAACTAGCGTAGCTGTCACAGCCTGTTTGTGCTAAAGGCAAGTCCATAAATGTTTTATACAAATGAACCTTGGCACCTATGTCATCTGGTTCTGTAGTCTTTTGACCTGCGGGCAGGCCAAAGCCACCACATTTAAAGTTACAGCCGAATGTACGAAAGAACACACTGGGTACGCCTATAAAACGTCCTTCACCTTGTGCGCTATAAAAGATTTCGCTTACTTTAATTTTATCCATGTCTTATTCCTGCGTTAGAGCTTTTTAGTTTGTCACCATATTTTAACTTCAGAAGGCACTCCATGTCAAGTGGAATATCACCTTCTATGGCATACCATTCGACTACTTCTGGATGTCCGGACCAAGTATCATAAAGGCAACGAACTCGACAATCTGGAAAATTGTCAGCCAGCCAATATTCTAACTGTTTAGATTCCCAAAAATTAAGAGAAATCAGTTGTTGTGTTTTCATCTGCTGTGTAATCGCCTTTACCTGGAATTACATTTCTTACTCCGCCTTTTGGATTGACACAATCACCAAGAACACGGAGAATTAAATGAACGTGCGGCCAGTCAACAGTCTGTCCAGCACTTTCTCCATAGTTCAATCCTACGTTAAATCCATCACATCTGCCTTCTTCTATAAAGACAGCACCTTGTTTGGTAGCGGCAGTCAAACAATCCGCAATGTCGCTGATGTCATTTGTCTTAGGCACAAAAAGAAAATGTCCAGCTTCACTCACGGGATAGTTGTCTATAAACACTATCATTTGTTCATTTTCTTTAATTGGATCACGCCATGGAAAATCTTCCATTACATATTCTTCGTTATCTGATATAGTTACTGTTGTTTTCATTTTGCTTTGCTCTTCTTTG